ATGGTGACGATGGTGCCGGCGTAATACAAGCCGGAGGACACTTTGGTGCCTATATCGATATGGACGGCGATAAAGCCAAAACCGATGTCGATTTAATAATGAAATACAGAGATATATCCTCACAGCCGGAATGTGATGCTGCAATCGAGGATATTGTAAACGAGGCAATCGTAGGTGATTCTGGAGAAGCACCTGTTAATTTATTATTAGATGAATTAGATATATCAGATAAAATAAAAGAATCAATACAGCATGAATTTAATGAAATATTATCATTGTTAGGATTTAATTCCTATTCACATGATATATTTAAAAAATGGTATGTTGATGGTAGATTACCATATCATATTATTATTAATTCAGAACAACCTAAACAAGGTATTAAAGAATTAAGGTACATTGACCCTGCAAAATTAAGAAAGGTCAAGGAAATAGAGCACGAAACTGACCCACATACTGGGGCAAAAATCATCAAAAAGGTTGATGAGTACTTTATTTTCCAGGACGAAAAACTAAACGTTGCAGACCAGGGTGTAAAAATATACCCAGATGCAATTGCATTTTGTACATCAGGTCTTATGGACCCAACGCGTAAAAGAATATTATCGTATTTACATAAAGCGTTAAAACCAGTTAACCAATTAAGAATGATGGAAGATTCTGTGGTAATATACAGAATATCCAGAGCACCAGAGCGTAGAATATTCTATATTGATGTTGGTAACTTACCAAAAGGTAAGGCTGAAGAATACCTAAGAGGTATTATGAATCAGTATAGAAATAAACTTGTATACGATGCTAAAACTGGTGATATTAAAGATGATAGGAAACATATGTCAATGTTGGAGGACTTTTTCTTACCTCGTAGAGAAGGTGGAAGAGGGACCGAAATAACAACATTACCTGGTGGAGAAAACTTAGGTCAGATTGATGATATTATATATTTCCAAAAGAAATTATACAAATCATTAAATGTACCGGTTAATAGATTGGAACAAGAGTCTCAATTTACATTAGGTAGAACAACTGAAATAACAAGAGACGAAGTTAAGTTTAAGAAGTTTATTGATAGATTGAGAAAGAGATTCTCTGATTTGTTCATGCAACTCTTAAAAACACAGTTGTTATTAAAAGGTATTATTACTAGTGATGATTGGAAATCCTGGAAAGAAAAAATTGGATTCGATTTCATTGAGGATAATTATTTTGCTGAATTAAAACAAGGCGAAATGATAAGAGAAAGGTTTGATTTATTGTCTAATGTCCAAGACCATATAGGTAAATATCTATCACATGATTGGGTTGCCAAAAATGTTCTTAGAATGTCTGAAGAAGAAATTAAAGATATGGAACAACAAATCGAAATTGAAAGAAAGGCTGGGGCCTATGATAATGAGGAAGAGTTTTAACTCTTGAGGAACAAAAGTTTATAAATATATAACATGAGGACATTTAAAACACATTTTAACGAACAGTTAGAATTAACAGATTTAGTTTTAGAAATGTCCGATGAATCATTTGATTCATTATTGGAGGACCTTACATTAGAAGAGGTTCAACAATTAGATGAATTAATTGGAAGAGCTGCAAAAGCAATTGGTAGAGGTTTAGGAGCCGTTGCCAAAGGTGCTGGTAAATTGGCAGCTAAAGGTGCTGCAGCCGGAGCTAAAAAATTAGTTCAAAAGGGTAAAGAAAAATTTACCGATAAAGGTAAGGCTGATGCAGCAGAAAGAAAAGCCAAGAAATTAGCACAAAAAAGAAAAGAAATGGAACGTGTTATGAAAGCACGAGACCAAATCAAAAAGGAAAAAGAAGCCTTAAAGAAACTTAAGGACCGTGAAGGTGAAACAAGTAAGATTGCCATGATGAGAGCTAAAATCAAAAAGGCAGCTGAAAAAATTAAAAAAACCCATGATGGTATTCAAAAGAAATATGATACCAAAATGGCAACATGATAGAGGAAAATATAATGTCAGTAGAAAATATGATACAAAACTTAAAAGATGGCGATAATGTAAACGCATCAAAAGAGTTTAAGGCTGTAATGGCCGACAAAGTTACCAATGCATTAGATGCAGAAAAAATTAATTTAGCATCTACATTGGTTGACAGAAAAAAGGAAGAAGAATAAATGCATTCGTTTGTTGAGCTAAGAGAAATGCTTAAACTCGCATCTGGTGAAAAGAAAGTTAAATCTTTTAAAGCAGGTAAGAGAAAAAAGTCCGAAGTTATTGTTACCAAAAAGGGCAATAAATTTGGCGTTTATGTAGATAACGAACTACTCGATAATAACTACAAAAACGAAAAAGAAGCTGAAAAAGCAGCAAACGATATGATAAAATTGTTAGGAATCTAATATGAAGCTAATAACAGAATATGTAGAAAACAATTTGGAAGTGATTGCTGAATCTAAAAATGGTGGTGAAAAACAATACACCATCGAAGGTATATTCATGCAATCAAACAAGAAGAACAGAAATGGTAGAATATACGAAAAGAAAACTATGGAGAAAGCCGTAGATAAGTATGTTACCGAACAAGTTAAAACAGGGAGAGCTGTTGGAGAATTAAATCATCCAGAAGGACCAACAGTAAACCTTGACAAAGTTTCGCATAAAATCACTTCTCTTGAATGGAAGGGAAATGATGTTATGGGTAAAGCATCAATTCTTAAGACCCCTATGGGAAAAATAGTCGAAGGACTACTCGAAGGCGGTGTTAAGCTTGGTGTATCAAGTCGTGGTATGGGAAGTCTTGTACAGAAGAATGGTACCAGTTATGTGGGAGATGACTTTATGTTATCTACTATAGATATAGTCCAGGACCCTTCAGCTCCAAGTGCATTTGTAAATGGAGTTATGGAAGGTGTTGACTGGGTATGGGATAATGGTATTATTAAGCCGCAAGATATTGAAGAAATTGAGACTGAAATTAAAAGCACTCCAGCTACTGGATTGCCAGAAGCTGAAATAAGAGCTTTTAAGAATTTCCTCTCTAAATTAATCTAAAATAAATAGGGGATAAAACTATGTCAGACGACGCTATTAATAATGTTGCTGAAGAGTTAGAATCTGTTGAATTAGAGCAAGATGAGCTCGTAGAAAATGAAGAAATTTTAGACGAGGAAAATCTTGATGAAACTTATGGCAAAAAGAAAGTTAATGCCATGAAGAATCATGATGACAAAGAAATGGAAGAAGGCGAACACGAGGACGAAGAGGAAAAGGAATCTGTTAAAAAAGAATCTGCACCTAAAGTAAACGTGCCTAAAACCAAAGCAGGTGTCATCCAAGCAGCAGTAGAAATGCTCAAGAAAGCAAGAAAAGAGGACGCGCAGAAAATGTTCTCAAAGATGGCTCTTGGCGATGATGAAGAAGCCTCAGTCAAATCAGCTGATGATGCCGTAAAAGGTGTTAGTAAAGTAGCTGACCCAAAAGCTAAAGCGAAAGTAGAAGCTATTGATTTTGACGAAGACTTAGAAAACATCATTAAAGAAGAGGCTACTCTTTCTGATGGGTTCCGTGATAAAGCTCAAGCAATCTTCGAAGCAGTGTTAACTTCAAAATTAACATCTGAAATCGACAGATTAGAAGCTGAATACGCGCAAAATCTCGAAGAAGAAGTTTCAGAAGTCCAAGAATCTCTAGTAGAGAAGGTAGATTCATACCTTAACTATGTAGTTGAGAATTGGATGGAAGAGAATAAAGTTGCAGTAACAAACGGTTTAAGAACTGAAATTGCTGAAGACTTTATGACTTCATTACAATCAGTGTTTAAAGAGCACTATATCGAAGTACCTGAAGGTAAAGTGGACCTTGTTGATGAACTCAACGAATCAGTCACTGAACTTGAAGAGACTTTAAACAAAACCACAGAAGATAATATTTCATTACATCAAAAAGTTCAAGAATTTGAAAAGCAAGAAGTAGTGAGAGAACAATCTTCAGGGCTTGCAGAAACAGAAGCTGAAAAATTAGCTTCTTTAGTAGAAGATATTGAATTCGATAACAAAGATAACTTTGAAATGAAAGTGAAAGTTGTTAAAGAATCTTACTTCAAACAAGAAGGTAGTGAATCAGTGGACGAAGTTGATAGTCTTTTAGGTGAAGAAAATGTTTCAGAAGAAGCAGTTTCATCAGCTATGGCTAAATACACACAAGCTATAACAAACTTTAAAAAATAGGGAAAAACAAAAATGTTTAACGCAGACGCAAAACTAATGGAAAAATGGGGTCCTGTTCTCGACCACGAGTCAGCTCCAGAAATTTCCGACAGATATAGAAAAGCTGTAACAGCTAGACTATTAGAAAACCAAGAGGTTGCCCTACAAGAAGAAAGAGCACAAGCACAAGGAAATTTTATTTCTGAAGCTGCAGCAGCTAACAATATTGGTTCAGGTTCAGCACCGAATAACATCGGTACTTTTGACCCAGTATTAATTTCTTTAGTACGTAGAGCTATGCCAAACTTAATTGCTTATGATATCGCTGGTGTTCAACCAATGAGTGGTCCTACAGGACTTATCTTCGCAATGAAATCAAAATACAGTTCACAATCTGGAACAGAAGCTTTATTCAATGAAGCTGATACAGATTTCTCAGGAACTGGTACACATCAAGCTGACCCAACAGGGTTAAGTGGTGTTACAGACGCTGACACAGACGGCACAATTGCAGACGAAGCAGACACAGTATCAACATTTGGTTCTGGTCTAGATACATCAGCTGCTGAGAGATTAGGTGTTGGTGAAACTGGTGACGGTGCTTACGGCGAAATGGCTTTCACTATTGAGAAATCAACTGTGACTGCTAAGTCAAGAGCTCTAAAAGCTGAGTACACAATGGAATTAGCACAAGACCTTAAAGCAATCCACGGATTGGATGCTGAAGGTGAATTGGCTAACATTC